TAATGGCGAAATTGTCATGGTTGCAGCAGGGGAACCAGTGGTAGATCCATCAAAGGTCACATCGGGCAACATACGACTGATAAACACAAAAGAATGCCCATCATCCAAGTCAAACTCAGAAGACGTTATAGAAGCCGTTATGGCCGCAGTGACCGCTGATTCTTTGTTATCGTTACCTTTCTCATGGTCCACCAGATTGTTGCTATAAGTGGCTGCTATGGGCCTATCGCGTAACCCTGAATCTAACCACGCAGTTCTAGCCAGTGTGCCGTAATACCAGATGTCTTCGAGGTAGTTGTAAACTACGTAACGGTCAGTAGCAGTCACACCATCAGAACAATAAAACCACCAGACTTCGTTAAATCCTTCGTTAGTGCCTGACACTATCTGGCTAAACTGGGCAGTATTAATGTCATTAAAAATGTACCGTTTAACATTGCAAGGCAGTGTCATAACGGTGCCGTCATATTTATAGAACTTGTCTTTGCCCATCCAGAAAGCCGCACTACCCGCATAGGCCGTAGCGTTTTGACTAGCTATAGAAACATTGTCTCCTAATAATTGTACGCTCCATACAATATCACCACCTAAATACTGCATAGAGTATAAGGCCGCATCTGTCCACACCAAGACTTCCTGACGAGCCTGTACTACCGCAACAATCTCAGTGCCATGAGACACTCGTATACTCCCTGCTTGATTAGTAGCTGAAGGGGTCCAATTAAGGACATCTTCTTGGTCTGACCAACGGATTAGCATCGGATCTTGCGTAGCACTACCGAGGGCATTTGCCCCGAAAGCAAACACAAAACGGTATATGTCTGACACACTTACTATATTGATTATACTGGGCACATCTGAAGAAGCAGGGAAATTAGTACTGTTTATAACTTCCCCACGTACCGTGGCTCCAGTGCTTGCGTCCCAATAACAGATGGGGCCACCCCGATATGCAAATACTAAATCTTCACCAAAATTAGATTGGCTCCACAAGCGTATGGCTGAAGAAGACGTTTGAGAGTAGCCCCAAGTTCCTAAGCCCCACGGCCCTGCACCCCAGCCGCTAAAAGGCACAGCAGTAGCAGCACCTGTATTAAGCTGATATGCACCTACAACTGAAGCCCCACCATTCCCTGTATCCGACACATTAGCAGTAACAGTAACTCCCAAAGTATCTTTAGCAGCAACAGTGTAAGTATCGTCCGTAAGAACAGTAGAAATTTCGTATTCTTGGTTAAGGACAGCAGCAGTTATATTGCCGCCCAGAGACACCGCCCCGGAGAAAGTTACAAAATCCCCTAGATTAGCTCCGTGAGAAATATTGGTTATAGTAAGGGTAGAAGAGCCGTTTACAGCTGAAAAAGTTATAGCCCCTGCTATAGTAGTTGTACGTATAGGCGTTATATCGTAGTAATTTCCCCCACGCTCGATGTAGTATTTAAGATTAGTGCCTACACTAATAAGGTTTTGACCCCCTAGTGTGATCCAATTCCAGAGTGAACGACACACCCTTAAAAACGTGTTTGCAGAGATGCGTTCCCATCCACCAATCTTTTCGGGCATACCTTGGCGAAACCGAACCTTATCGCAGTCATACCACCCACCTTCAGTGGTATAGCGCGTATTTTCCCGGTTAACACCTGGATGTAATTGAAGTTTTTTAAGTGGCATATCTATCCTATATACGTGCCGGTCTTAATCATGTCAGTCACTTCTATGGCTCGGCCTTTTACTTGTTTGGCCCAACGACTATCCAGAAATTCCGTGGCAGCTTCATTATAGGAGCCATTCTCCATGTGACCAATAGCTTTCTTAAACCCGGCAAACCGGAACCTGCCAAGATTAAAGTGCATATTAATGATCCCGTCACGCCTAGCGCCTTCTTCCATGTCGTTGAACCAAACATATTCCTGACTTAACTCCTTAATGGTGCGCTCTATATCGTTCTGGAGCATATATTCAATTTCATCAATGCTGATTCCGATGCCCTTATCCTTTGAACTGTTATTGATATTCCTCCCGCAACCTATAGTGAGGATACCGAGGGTGTCACGGTAAGCGTGGGTTTTAACCCCTTCATGCCGTTTAAGCGTGGAAATCAGTTTTTCCATACTGTTTTCGTCCATTATTATCTCAATTAAAGAAGAATGCAGGAACACCGGGTACAAACTTATCCCGATGCCTACAAACAGAGCCAGAAATTTCGACATTTTCAGTCACAAACTTCTGCCAAAGTGGCCCAATCCTGAGCCGTCCATTGGGATGTATCCACAGTTGCGGGGACTTCTACGGTAATCCCACTGACACTGCCACCGAATACCCCTGCTGTGGCAGAGGACTCCCCCTTTAAACAGGCGAACGCATTGTCACCCTCCGTCACCGCGAGGGCTTCAATTTGTGAACAACCAACAAGGAGGGGCATCATAATCAACAATATTCTAGCCATTGGCATCCTCTACCTCATCTAATAATTTATTTAACTCTTTAGCTTCTTCCTTAGTAATCATTGCGTCAATATCCTCCGCCTGCAAAAACACCTCCAAGCGCTCAGTATAGCCGCCCATTAAATGATCTGACATCGCCCCGGCAACCCTCCTGTCTTTCTTGCGAAACGCTTTGGCAGGGTCAATGTAGTCCTTACCCGAATTCGCAAAATACAACATCGTCTGACTCTTGCTTGGCCCATAAAAAAATCTAGGAATGGTTGCAATTAAGTCAGACCCGCGTACACAGGATATCTGATTATCCAGTTCCATAGGTCGCTTGAACCCCTTAAAAAAGACATTAGGCTTACCAAACGCGACTAGGTTTAGATTGGGGTGTTTCCCGCTTAACTTTGCTACTGACAACTCAGCAAGTGCGCCACCCAGACTATGACCGCAGAAAAGGGTTCTCTTCTTGGGGTGAAGGTGCTTCTTTATTTTGCTCCAGACTGAGAGATGGGCAGCAACGAAACCACCGTGGCAGAGCCTTCCGGCATAAGGTACAGGCACTGCACTCAGGTTAAATAACCAGTCATGCAAACTTTGAGTGCCGCGAAAACAAACAATATCTATCGTGCGGAGTTTTATGATAAAGGCTGTCGTGGAAGTGAGTTTCGATTCAATTTTAATCGAATCGGGAATATCGTCATCATAAGCCTTCTTTGAATAACGACACGCCATATCCAGTAATATCCAGTCTAGTTTCATTGTAAGTTGAAAAACGCTCCTACAGTCACAACCAATAAAATCCAAAAAACCCGCTCCCCGAATTTAACGGCTGGCGAAATCAGTTGGATTTTTTTATCCATCGAATTTACTCGCTCTTCGATAACTTCCTGACGGTTAAAAATCGTCACAATACGCTCATCAATACGCGCAACAGTGATAAGAACATCCTGTAAATCCGACCGCATTGATGGCTGTCTCGTGGGCATAACAAACGTACCTTATATGTTTTCTAAAACTTTTTGTCCAAAACTTCTTGATTAACACAGAAGTAGTTAAAATTTATAATATATCGTATTGGCACGTCTTTAGAAGTAATGCCTCTATGCATAATAGGGCTATCAAAAACCAACATTTTATTAGCATCAGCTTTGACGAAAATAATTTTATTATCAATCTTTAATTCAGTTCCGCCATCACAATCATTCAAATATAGAATAGCCGTTTTGCAAGGAAAGCTATAATCATAATCACAATGCCAACTTGACGTTTTATATAGTTCACTAATAGAGAATCTACATTCAACTTGTATGGGTGCTGCTGCATCTAATTTTTCTAAAATAGGAATAATCCACTCCCTATATTTTACTGATTGAGATTCCATATTATTGTAAAAACAATAATTAAAATATAATGCATCATCAGTATCCTTTACCATATGCTCTCTTTTTCTCCAAGGAAAATCCTTATCCTCCGTAATGCAATTTTTAAGTTCTTCAAACAAATCTGTAGGCAAAAAATTCTTGGTTATTTTATATTTCATTAGGCTCCAATCCTTACTTTAATATCAAAAGGGTTATAAGTAATCAGAACGTCTTGTAAATCCGACCGCATTGAGGGTTGTCTATTAGTCATTTTTACTCAGTAGTACACCTAGTTTCACCGCTTCTAAAATACCTAATTTTACATAGGTGTTCAAACGATATTCACTCTCTTCCAGCAATGCGGTTATCTCTTTTTCAAGGTACTTAGCCACATCCTTCTGATAAACCCGCTTTGGCATTTCTGATACATTGGTAGTGTGTTTCTCCGTGTTAAGGCTTTTACACTCTGGACACTCCTTTCGGCGTGTCCTCTCAGGCCAATCCGTTACCCATTCATTGCCACAGTCCAGACAGTTAGCGGTAAAAAGAGCAGTACCAATGTCCATTTTTCACTCCTACTGAGCTACCTATCTTTATCATTTAAAGGCAACATATCTATTATTAAATGAACTCTATCTGCGTCCGAATTATTTGTTACAGAATGCTCACGGGAGTTATTAAACTCGAATAAAGTGCCGGGTGCATAGTAATTATTTACATTACCTACCATAAAATCAA